ACTTGCCAAACACTTTTTCGTGCAACTGTCTCATGTGCTCTACAGCTTGTAAATGTTCTCTATGTTTCCCATCATGGTATGGGTGTTCCGGGTCATCCATAATATCTGTAATTTCCTGTTGAGCATCTAATGGAGATGTGGCTAAATTATTGTTTTGAGTATTTTGCGCCATATCTTCAGTTACATCTTGACCTAATCGTGCAAAGAGTTTTACAACAGCAGGTATATTTCCTGCTTCTCCATTCATCAGCTCTTGTATTTCTGGATCTCCATATACCTGTAAAGCTCTTCTTGCATTTCTAACTTGCAAGTCATATTCATGACCCCATTCTTTTTTAAGAACTTCTTCTGTTTGTTGTTTTTGCACAGCAATATCTGCTTGGTATTTTTGTGCCTGTGCATCAATACTTTTTACTTGAAAGTCTACAAGTTGTTTTACTTGATCATTATTCAAGCCAATGTTATGGGCAACATTTGTAAACTCTTTTATTTGATCTGCGCCAAGATACTCTGTGTGCGTTTCTGGTACAATAATTTCATAATTGTCGGGTGTTTCTGGTCTACCTAATTTATTGTACACCTCCATTTGTTCTTCTGGAGTTTTTGGTATAGGTATTCTATTTCCCATTTGTTTTTGTTGATGAACAACTGTTTTAGCCAAAGATTCAACATCTTTAAAATTTTTTAGTGTTGGATCATTTTTTAAATCTTCTGGTAAGTTTGATTTCCAATCTTGATTATCACTTTCAGAAGGTCCTAGTACAGTTGGTTGTGCAGGTTGCTGTGGAGCTTCTTGCGCTGTATCAGTTGTAGGATTAGCTTCCTGTGTGGTCTGTTCTTCCATCTTTCTTTTTCTCCTTTATTAAGTTGTTAATACGAAGTATAACACTTCGCTGTCCTTCCTTATATGCTGTTTCATAAGGATCTTTACCATAGGATATTCTATGGTAATATGCAGACTCAAGATCTGCTAATACCATTTGCCCTTCGTTTGTTGCAAATGTAATTCTGTAAAAATTCTCAAGGTCTTTAAGTTCCACTATTCAATAAACCCTTCTTCTCTTGCTCTTTCCTCGGCTCTGTCAAAACCTTCTATGGTT